TTCTATTTACAGATTTAGAAAGAATCATATACGAGGCATCATTAAAAAATAAAGATACAGAACATAGATTGTTTTTTGTTGGTATTACACGAGCAAAAGAAAATTTATTTATAATGAACCAAGGATATGAATATCAATACAACATAGGAGAAGAAATAATATGACACATAAAGATGACATGGAAAAATTATTTCCACAAGATAAGCAGATAGGCGGGAGTCACTACAAGGACTTTCACATACAGCCGTATGAATTTATTTCCAAGAATGACTTGTCTTTCTTTCAAGGAAATGTAATAAAGTATGTGTGTCGTTATATGAATAAAAATGGCATACAAGATTTAGAAAAAATTATTCACTATTGTGAATTAGAAATTAAAAAGATGAAAGACATGGGTAAAAAGAAATAATGTTAGCTAAAGCAGATTTACTAACTTTTACACTTTGGACAAGTCTATTGTTTTTTAAATGGCAAAAATTAATCTGGAGTATATCATGAGTGACCAAGTAAACTATTTTGACTATTACCCTAAAAATGTACCTATGTGTGAAGAAACACATGGAAAACAAGAACTAGAAACTATTGCAGAGTTGAATAAAATAGTTAACGGTCCTTTAGAAGGTAATTATTGTTTCTTACATAACACAGTTGTGAATGAAAAATCTGAGCCAATAAAAGAGAGATCTTGGAAAAGACAATATTTAAGAGAAGCCGTTGAAGATAGAACATTTGGTTTAGAAATAGGTTTTAATGCAGGTCACAGTTCTACAATTATGTTAACAGCTAATCCTAAAATGAAATTAATATCTTTAGATATATGTAGATATGCATACACCCTACCTTGCGCTGAACATCTATATAAAAAATTCAAAGATAGATTTGGGTTTACAAGAGGTAGTAGTCAGGACATTTTAAAAGGTAAAAAATTAAATGTAGATATAGATTTTATTCATGTTGATGGTGGACATGGTTTAAATGATTTTTATTTTGATATTGATTGGTCAGAAAAAAACTTAAATAAAGGTGGGAGGCTTTTAATTGATGATGCCTACCTACCTGACTATGTTAAATATCTTGCATATAAAATAGATCAAGGTGTTTTTAAACAAATAAATCCTAAAAGAAAATCATCAGGAGAAAACGTACTATTGGAGAAATTATAATGTTTACTGCACAGACTGAATGGACAGTACCCGATACTTTTCCAGATTTATCAAAATATTCTTACGTTGCAATTGACTTAGAGACAAGAGATCCAAATTTAAAATCAAGAGGATCAGGTGCAGTCATAGGTGAAGGAGAAATTATTGGTGTTGCATTAGCTGTAGAAGGTTGGTCTGGTTATTATCCAATAGGACATAGAGAAGGAAATTTAGATAAAAAAATTGTATTAGATTATGTTAAGGATATTTGTAAAGCAACAAATACAAAAATTTTTCACAACGCAATGTATGACGTATGTTGGTTAAGAGCATATGGAATAGAAATTAAAGGACATATTATTGACACAATGGTAATGGCATCTTTAATTGATGAGAATAGATTATTTTATTCTTTGAATAGTGTTGGTTTTGATTATCTAGGTGAAGTTAAAGATGAAAAAGCTTTAACAGAAGCAGCAGCTGCTGCAGGTGTTGATGCTAAATCTGAAATGTATAAACTTCCAGCTATGGATGTCGGAGCTTATGCAGAAAAAGATGCGGCGTTAACTTTAAAATTATTTAAACATTTATCAGGACATATACAAAAACAAAATTTAGAAAAAATATTTGACCTGGAAACACAATTGTTTCCATGTTTAGTCGATATGAAATTTAAAGGTGTTAGAGTAGATGTTGAAACTGCATATAAAACCAAGCAAAAATTAACAGAAGAAGAAAACTCGTTACTTTTGTCAGTAAAAAAAGAAACAGGAGTTGAGCCTCAGATTTGGGCTGCTCGATCAATTGCAAAAGTTTTTGATAAATTGAATTTACCTTACGAAAGAACTTTGAAATCACAAGCACCCTCTTTTACTAAAAATTTTTTGTCTGAACATCCGCATCCAATAGTACAGAAAATTGCAAAAGCAAGAGAAATCAATAAGGCACATACAACTTTTATTGATACAATATTAAAACATGAACATAGGGGTAGAATTCATGCAGATATTAATCCTATTAGATCTGATCAAGGGGGAACAGTAACAGGTAGATTTAGTTATTCTAATCCTAACCTACAACAAATTCCTGCAAGAAATAAAGATTTAGGTCCTATGATACGATCTTTATTTTTACCTGAAAGAGATCATACTTGGGGTTGTTTTGACTATTCACAACAAGAACCAAGATTAGTGGTGCACTATGCAGCAATGACAGATCCAATTAAATATGATGAATCTGTTAATCAAATTGTAAAAAAATTTGAGAGCAATTCTGTAGACTTTCACCAAACAGTTGCAGACATGGCGAATATATCTAGAACACAAGCTAAAACAATTAACTTAGGATTATTCTATGGTATGGGTAAGGCAAAACTTCAAGCTGAATTAGGTCTATCCACTAAATCTGAAGCAGAAAATTTATTTAATCAATATCATAACAACGTACCTTTCGTTAGAGAGTTAATGAATATGACTTCTCAACTGGCTCAAAAATCAGGATCTATTGGTACACTGTTAGGACGTAGATGTAGATTTGATAAATGGGAAATAGCAGAATGGAATAATGGAAAGTTTACTGCACCTATGAGTAAACCAGATGCAGAAGCAGCTTATTTTGAAAAATATCCTAAAGCATCAAAAGCAAATATTAGAAGAGCTATGACTTACAAAGCTTTAAATAAACTTATTCAAGGATCAGCAGCTGATATGACTAAGAAAGCAATGTTAGATTTATATAATGAAGGCATTATACCTCATATACAAATACATGATGAATTGGATATTTCTATTGAATCTGAAGAACAAGCTAAAAAGATAATTGAAATTATGGAAAATGCTGTTACACTAGCTGTCCCAAATAAAGTTGATTATGAATATGGTAAAACATGGGGAGAGATAAATGGATGATGATATAAGGATAAAAGTATGGCCTATCTTAACGCGAATATACCACCGATATATTGTAAAATTAAAACCGAGTATCTTTATGATATGGACATGGATAAAAAAGGCGAGCGTGAATGTGTTGTCTTTGGTCTTTGCTCTATTTCAGGTCGTGCTCTCTTATTTCATGCATTGCTTCCCAACGGTGCAGTCTATTATAGATTGCCTATCTCAGCGTTTTTCCAAAAACGTTTTTCTAGATCCGAAGTGCCGGATATGTCGGTCGACGAATTACAGTTGTGGAACTGTTTTAGTTATTGGCCTAGTGTGCATGTCTTTGATTTTCTTGCTGGTGTAGATGGTAAATATCGTGGAAAGGATAAAAACTTTTATCCAGGAAATTATTTATTCACTGTTGATTGGGCCCATCCTGAACCTAATATTCTTGATGTGGAGCATTCTCAAATACCTCAAGAACATAAGTGTGCGCATATATTGGCTCTTGATAACGGCAATTATGCAGCTCAGCCTAATAATCGTATTCTGTGGCATATTAATAATTACACTACTGAGTCCGATTGGCCTGACTATAAAGTACAAAACACAGTCTGGGATTGTGAAAGTTCGGACTGGATTACGGAAGATACTGACAATATGTTCTATGAGATAGAACCAAAGGGGGATAAATGAGAGATAATAAAAGCATAGAGTCTTTTTTAAAAGAAAAAGATAAACAAAATAAACAAAAAATATTATTTAAAAATTTAAAAAAAGAAGTAGAGATTGGAGCAAACGGTACTCAAAAGTATATAATTAAACAAGGTATTAATAAGGGAAAAGTTGCAAATAAAAATATAATTCTTGAAGACTCAAAATTAAAAGATATTTAGTTGATCCTACATTAGAATTATTCTAAACAGAGTTTATGAAAATAGATGAAAACACTAGTATTGGATTACCATTGAGAAATTTAATAGGGTTAGTCTCAGCTGTTGTAATTGGTGCATGGTTTGCATTTGGAGTTATTGAGAGACTTAATAAATTAGAAACTAGGAATCAATTATTTGAAAATGATTTACTAGAAGCAAGTACACAAAAACCAATTGACCAAGAACAATTTATGATTTTGGAATGGCAAGCAACTCAAATAGAAAAAATGCAAAAAATGTTAGAAGCAAATGTTCATACAGGTGTAATGTTATCTAGTCACGAAAAAGAAATTGAAAAGTTAAAAAAAGATATAGAGAAATTAAAGGATGCAACAAGAGATATTAAATTTGCAAATGGTAATGGAGCGCATTAATGCCACAATTAGTAATTGCTCTTTGTTTATTCTTAAATGGTGAATTAGTGGAACATCGAATTCAAGAATCTATGGGAACATGCCTTAAAATGAAGAGAGAAGCCACTAGAAACATGAATATGGATAATAAACAATTGATGTGTGGTGAAGTTGAAGCGACCCTTGAAAAAAATATAGATGGTAGTATAAGTATAGGTGAAATTATTAAATCTAAA